TTCGGGCTCAGGTAAAAGTTTGTTCATGCAGAATATCGCAATCAACTGGATCACAGCCGGATTAAATGGTGTGTTCCTTACACTAGAACTTAGCGAAGAACTCTGTGCCATGCGTATGGATGCCATGGTTGCCAATTGCAGCACAAAAGAAATCTTCCGAGACTTAGACACATTAGAAATGAAGATTCGCATGGTAGGCAAGAAGTCTGGTAAGTTGCGTATCAAGTATATGCCAGCACAGAGCAATGTGAATCATATTCGTGCCTATCTCAAAGAACTAGAAATACAAACAGGCCAAAAAACAGATTTTATCATGGTAGACTATCTTGATCTAGTCATGCCAGTTAGTGCCAAAGTCAGTCCCAGTGACTTGTTTGTTAAAGACAAATATGTATCCGAAGAACTTAGAAACTTGGCCAGAGAATTTAACATATTGATGATTACTGCATCCCAATTGAATAGATCAGCAGTAGAAGAAATTGAATTTGATCACAGTCATATATCAGGTGGTATCAGTAAAATCAACACAGCAGATAATGTGTTTGGTATTTTTACCTCAAGGGCCATGCGCGAGCGTGGTAGATATCAGATTCAATTAATGAAAACTCGAAGTTCGAGTGGTGTAGGACAAAAAGTTGATCTTGAGTTCAATATTGAAAGCCTGCGTATTACTGATCCAGGTGAAGATGCACAAAGTGAAAATGGCGGGTCGGGATTCCGTACCAGTGGTCAGATCATGGATCAGATTAAGACTACTGCAACGACCAGTAGTCCCATGATTGCAGCTAAACCCAAACCAGGATTTGAGCTTGGAAAATCCGTACAGGCCAATGTTGATAGTACAAAATTAAAACAAATGCTAGCCGGACTAAAATCAAAAACAGAATGAACGAAAAATTTTGTAAGTTTTTCAAAAACGGATTAGTTTTTAATAACAACAATCATAATTTTACTATATCTCCATGCTGTTATTTTGCTGGACAGAATCAACTTGAATCAATTGGATTAGTTAGAGAACAGTTTACTGAATATAAAAATAGTTGGTTATCAGCAGATGTTAATAAAACATGCACCATTTGTATCAATCAAGAACGCAGCGGAATTCATAGTTATCGCCAAGCAGCCAATGATATTATTAAAACAAACACAGACTCATTGATCATGCTTACTGTTGCTGTTAATAAAAAATGCAATTTGGCATGTCCAACTTGCGGCCCGGAAGCAAGTAGCTTTTGGTATCAAGAAAATATTAGAAATAATGTAAATCAATCGACAGAGATAATTAAATTGCATCAAGAAGATCGGGAAAATATAATTACTAAAAATTTCTTATTTCTACTAGAAAATCAAGATTTGTCATCGTTAGAATATATTAAATTTGGTGGTGGCGAACCCCTAATGAATGACACGCATTTAAGGATATTAAAACTTATTCCTGACCCAAAAAATGTTGTAGTACAATATACTAGCAATTTTTCAATTATGCCATCGGCTGAAACCTTTAAAATATGGAAAGAATTTAAACTAATTAAATGGGTAGCAAGTGTTGATGGTGTAAATGAACAATTTGAATTTTTAAGATGGCCTTACAAATGGGATAAATTTAAACAATTTAAAGATAAAGCGGTTGCAACAGTTCCTCCTAATGTAATGTTTGGTATCGAACATACGCTAAATCCGTTGAATATTTTTTATTACGACAAAATTGAAGATTGGATCTCAAAAGAATTTCCAACAAATAGAGTTGGAGATCCATTAGATGTAAACTTGCATTACGCCGAAGGCATATTGGGATTAAATAAAATTCCTATAAAGTTAAAAAAAATTGTCAATGACAAGTACGGACCTACTCATAAAATTTCTCTTCTACTAAATCAACTCTCTAACGAATCTAATATAACTGAATTTGTGACATATCTAGATACTATCAACTCTTGGCGAAATACCAATTGGCGTAAAATTTTTTTAGAGGTAGAACAATATTTTGTATAATTTAATTTCTTTTCCTCATTACACATGTGGTGGGTTACTATGTGACATTCTAAATAATACCTGGTCGGAGGTAGGCAATAACGGAGGTATTCAATCTATCAATCATAATATAGGAAAAATTGGAGATACGAATTCAGTTTTTGTAGAAGTAAGCCAGCACCACATTGATACAATCTTCAATAACGCTAAGAATATAAACATTCCAATTGGCACCTGGATTGCGACACACTGTTGGCTCGGAAAAGTTGATTTTGATAAGTTTGACGCAATTATTAATATCACCACAGAAACCACTAAAAGTAAATTATACAGATGGCTTCGTGCTTACCATCACTATTTTGCTCCAACCCTACAAGGGTCAATCTTGTCAGAATTAGAAGAAATAGACAAAATGAGAGAAAATGCGAAACAGTACTTGATACCATTTCCAAAAATTCAAGGAAAAAACATCATTAATATGGAGTTTTCTGATGTGGTTGAGAATACAACAAAGTTCAAACATACTGTACAATCTTCAATTGATAAACATTTAAAAAGATGGCAACAAATAAATTCTTTTTTGTACGAACAAGAATTATGGACTAGTTTTCCTGCCAAACGCTTTTTTGAAGCAGAATATGAAACAGTTCTTGACACAGACTACATGTATTATTAATTACTAATAAATATATAATAACGGAGTAAATTGTGCAGAAGCGCACCCGCAGCATTTTAGATGAACTGGCTCACATGCCTGTCAGCAAGGACAGGGAAAATCTCGTGGAAAGTCGTGCTGGGCATGTAATTCAGGGTGCAATAAATTTGATCAATTACATCAAAGAAAACTATGATAGTGAGCAAGCGGCAGAATTAGAGCGCAGATTGTTGAACAGTATCAGGGCGCAGGATCCTACAAAATTTGCCCGAGGAGTTAGGAGATTTAGGCGTGAAGATTAATGAAATAGTAAATGAAGGTTTTGTATCAAGTTTTGTTAAAGGTTTAGGACCTGCTGCTTTTCAAAAAGTTATTGATACGCCTTATAAAAAACAAGCAGAATTAGATACGGTAGACATAGCCAAATCATCTTATGAAAAATACGGGTACAATCCAGAATTTGTAGATCCAAAGACAAAAAAACCATTGTTTCCTAAAAAATTTGGATATATGTCATGGCTAACTCCTTATGATTTATACACAGAAAGAAATAAAATTGTTGCTGGAATGTCAGACGCAGACAAAGCTTCTTTACCTGATGAAATCAAAGCACAACTTGGCATTCCGGTAGTAAACCCAGGAGCGCCACGATGAAACTCAATGAAGGCGGCAACATCTTTAAAACACCCAATGGCGAGCCGTTAACACAGCGTATTCAACGCAGCGATGTTCCTGCTACAATTAAATGGATCGAATCAAAAACACAAATAGCGTTTCCTACAGAATCTTGGCTAGGAACAACCGGTCGTAAAAGTTCATCGGGTGATTTAGATCTAGCAGTAGACGAAACTAAAACCACCAAAGAAGATTTGATTAAAGTTTTGCTAGCCGCGGGAGTAGATGCCAAGGACATTAAAAAATCCGGAGATAGTGTTCATGTCAAGACTCCTATTGCAGGAGATCCTAAAAATGGATTTGTTCAAGCAGATTTAATGTTTGGCGATCCAGGTTGGCAAGCATTTAGTATGGCAGGTGCACCAGAAGAAAGTAAACTAACAGGTATGAGCCGCCATGTTATACTAGCCAGTATTGTGTCAGCATTAAATCCAGGACTAAAATGGAGTTACAAACATGGTTTAGTTGATCGTGTAACTAACACCACTGTGCCAGATGGCAAGAGTGCAAAAAAATTAAGTGACATTACCGGTATTCCTATTGCTCGATTAAACACAGCAGACGACATATTGGACGCTATTGCTAAAAGACCAAACTACGAACAATTAATCGCTGCTGCTAGAGAAACACTGGCCAAGAACGATATTGAATTACCTGAAGCAGCACCTACACCAGGCACTGCTGCTTGGTTTAGAACATATACAGACAAACTTGCATAATGCTATTAGAATTTATAACTACCCTAACCGAAGGCATTCGCACACCGCATCCAGAAGATTTTATTCTTAATGGTAGTCAAGCGGCCTCTGATGCAATTGACGGTATGCTATCGGCTGTATCCAATCCAAATCTAGTTAGCATTAAATGGGACGGTAGTCCGGCTATTATCTTTGGTCGCAGGCCTGCAGATGGTCAGTTTACTATGAACTACAAAGAGTACATAGGCTTGCCAGGAG